TAAATGATATTCGTTAGTTGAACTCTTCCTTGTTATTTTAACATACCCCAGCTTAGCAAGATGTAGAATACTTCTATAAATAGTAGATCTACTTAATCCAATACCTTTAGATATTGTTGCATGGCGCGGATAACAGCTGCCAGTGTGTCTGTTCATATAAGATACTAATTTATAATAGATCCTTACATCATTGGAGCTTAGCCTGGAGTCATCCAGCACAGCATTATCAGCAACAAAAAAAAGACTCATTTATTCTTTTCACAAATCATATCGTGCCTTTCTTTCAATAGCTGCATAACCTGTACCCAGCCGCTAGGATCCATTTTCATCTCATCAGTTTTTATTGGAGTTAATTGTTTTATTCTAAATGATGTTACAGTAGATCCATCAACTTTATAAAAAACCAGGAATGAGGGTAAACCAGCCATGTTAGCTAAAGCCTCAGTTGTTGTAGTTGCCTTAAAAATTTGCCCGACATCAAAAGCTGTCTCAGCAAGATAAAGTGGAGATTTGCATTTTAAGCAGATGCCGACCGCATCGATGTCAATCATTCCGAGCCGCTCTGGCAAAGATCTATGCCAAATAGAATAAGCAGAAAACTTTACATCTTTAAAATAAATCTCTCTAGCCACTACAGATCTCCGTCTTTTCTAAAATCATTTAACGGATCTTTAAGATGTTCAATTTCTTTTCTTAATTTTGTATTCTCACTACGCAGCTCGCCATTAATCTTTTGATGAGATGAGCTTATTGTTAAAATATTAGAGTTTTCCTCAGCTAACCTATCTCTATCTTTTTTAAGCTCTTTAATTTTTTCTGCGCAATTACACGATTTCTTTTCCATCACAAATAAGTAAAGTTTCCCCTTTCCATCCTTGTTTCATAATATCGTTTGTTGGATGATCTACATCGCAGCAGCCAGCCGACAAGTATTTAGGCAGCAGCTCTACATGTTTCATATATTGTTGACAAAATTCTTTAAACTCTGGAGTCCATTTTTTATTTTTAGCATGCACGATGTCATCCCAAAGTAACCAAAAGTAAAAAACTACTGTTACAAATAAAAGTAATCTCATTGCTTTATTTCCTTTATTTCAATAATCCAAGATCCAGGGATTGTTTCTATTGTTCCGACTTCCATCGTTCCATCTTCATCGTATGAATAGGAACCAAAGACTTGAACTTGTAATCTGTTTTTTGTGAAGAGATGACCCACCGAATGACACTTAGCGGGTTTAAGCTTCCTTGCTTTGTCGATGTGCATCCACTCAGAATTAGAAACCCAATCAAGAGTAGTGACTTTGACCAATGGATAATCATTTATTGTACCTGTAAGTTTGATTTTTTTCGACTTAGGCATAAAAGCTTGCTGGCTTTACAGCTCCCTTAGTTTTAGTTTTAATAAGATCCATGTATTTTGGTCTAGGGATCCTGTCGCCAATACACCATCTGCAAACTGTGCTTTCTGGAGCTTTGCCTGTTAAACCTAAAAATTTAGCTAATGCTTTATGTGAAAAACCTTTTTTTAATCTGAATTGTTCTAAGCTCATAATTTGCTTATATGGATTATTGCTAATACGTCAATTAAAGTACATATTCATAATGTGTATAAACTGGGATAAGTACCATATATATTCAACCAGGAATTACTTATAAAGGTATTGCTTGACTTTACATGCCTATAGACTATTAATTGACAATATGGCAAAAGAATTAACAAATAATATTATAAAATTAGCAAATCTAAAAAAGGATGTTCTTAAAGAAAACCATCAAAAAAGAACTATGGCATTATTAAAAGAATTACTAGACAGAAAAGGTTGGAACCAAAGAACCTTAGCAAAAGAACTAGATAAAGACACTACAACAATTAATCGTTGGGCTAAAAATTCAAGAGATATTAAATGGGATAATGCAGAAGAAATTGCCAAGGCTATTGGCTGTCATCCTGTTGAAGTTTATATGCCACAAAAATATATAACTTTAAAAAGTTTTATAGACTCAAGCTATAATGTAAAAAAATATAATGAAGAAGAACAAACTGAAATACAAATACCTTTCGAATATTATCATACAAATGTAAAAGCTGTTCAAATTAATATACCTGGATCTTATGTTGACGGAGAGGTATATTTATTTGATATTCCCAAAACAAAAAAATTCAGCAGTTTAGCAATAGGTAAATGTTGTTATTGTACTCCATCAGAAAAATTAAAAAAAAGAGTTAAAGGTGTTAATGATGTTATTGGTATATTAAAAAGTAATGCTGATTATTCATTAAGTATAATAAATCCATTAACTAAAGAACCAATAAGTGAACAATGCGCAAAATTTGAAGTTGAGGATCTTGGTATTGCTACACCCGTAAAAGCTAAGTATAATCCTTTACTTATAAACCAATTAATTAACACTTAAGTTGTAAAAATACACAAATATACCTATTTTGTATTGACAGTATTCCATATTTGTACATAAAAGAATCTATTGATTTGCTTTTATGAAATTGGAAGAAAAAAAAGATAATTTTTTAGATAATATAAAAGAGCTACCTGCTTGGGTAGAGATCTATAAATTAAATCACTGGTCCCCAACTCAATTAAATTCGATGATATGCCTCTGGGCATATAAGTATTTATATTTATCTCAAGAAGAACGTAGAGATCTGCCTGGTAATGCTAAAATGTTTACGGGTACATGCTTAGGAGAAATGCTCAAGCTTACATTTGGAAAGTTTGAGTGGAAGTATATAAAAGGTAAAGGTTTATCTAAAGAATCTATACCAGCACAAAGAAAAATATTCGAAACAGTTTTAGAAGATTTTAATACTTACAAACCAGTAGATGAAGAAGATAAAAAAGTTTACGAGATCTCAAGAGCTGGTTTAGCAAAGTCATACCAAACATTAAAAGATGCGATGAAAGAAATTGCATTAACTGGAGATACAGAATGCGAAAGATCTATTGCATTAACTTTAAAGAATGCGGTTCTGCCAGTGACGGGTAGAATAGATATAGAAAACGAGAATGCGTTTGTTGAATTTAAAACTAAACACAGAAAAAAAAATAGACCTAAGAAAGATGGAACCAGTACCTACTCACTTCCAAATATTAATAAAGGTTATATGGGATGGCAGGATCATATCTTACAAGTAGCTACATACTATTTTGCATGTGAAGAAAAAAAGAAACCACACTTACTCGTAATGAACGAGGAGAAATATAATATTTTTACACCAGATAACTGCGATGATCTTAAGCCAGAAAACTTAAAACTTCATGTAGCAAAAATGGATAGGATTGCTCAAGAAAGAGAACAGATCATGGCAAGACATGCAGGAAAAACGACTTGGGTAGAAGAGATCTCTCCAGACTTTACTCACTTCTTTTGGAAAAATATGGGAGAGCATTTAGACATAGCAAAAAAACTTTGGAAACTAAACTAATGAAAAGAAGATTAAAAAATAAAGGAGTCGTATGGCATATCTATCACACCATACTAGCCATAGAGCTAGCCATTGTAGCAACAGTAGAAGTTATAGAATTGGTAATGAGTTTATGAAACAGAACCCACAAACAATAAACATGCAGCAGGTTTTGTTAGAAAAGAAATTCGCACGCAAAAAAAAAGCTGGAGTAAAAAATCTTATTTTATTACTGGCAATTTTTTTTTCCCTATTAGTCATCAATGCGTATGCGGATGATGTTGTCCAGGCGGATCAGAATAGTTTGCACACCGCAGCGGGTGCTGTTTCTTATTCAAACTGCCTGGATAGCAGAAAGTGTATATGGGTAAAGTAGTAGATATTAAAAATATAAACACAGATCTAGCTAAGCTTAGATCCAATGGTGGTATGTGGCAGATTGATAATAATAAATTTGCAATCAAACATTATGAAATAGAAAAGCTAGCAGATAAATATCAAATCGAAGTTGAACCATTTTTACAGAGCTGTAATTTAGAAAAAGGATGTGTTGTAGTAAAAGCTGTAGCTGTCTTTAAAGGTAAAAAATATATTACATTTGGAGAGGTATCCCCTCTTAATAATGATTACATTTATCCAGTAGCTATTGCAGAGAAAAGAGCTGCTGATCGAGCTGTATTAAAAGCTCTGGGTATTCATGGTCAAGTTTATTCTAATGAAGAATTACCTAATTTAAAAAATAATAATAATGAGAACGTAGGATTAGATCTTAATAAAGGAGCTATCATCTTAGAAAGAATTAAGAACATAGCATCACAAGCAAATTTAGATCAGCTCGCAAGTCAAAACAAAAAGTATTTGACAGAGTTGAAAAAAACAAATTCGAAAAAGTTTGATGAAATCGTCAAAGCTTTTACGGATAGAAAACAGCAATTAATAGGAGGATAATTTTATGGCTGACTTTCAAAAACCAAAAGATCCAAACTGGGTCTGTACCTTTTCAATGAAAAGGAATGCTGACAAAAAGCCTGGAGATAATAAACCAGACTTAGTGTTAGTGGATAGTGATAAGACTAACCAAAAAACAGGTAAACCTTATAGAAAGAATTTTACTATAGATGGTACTTGGATGGAGGCATCTTGTTATATCCAAGATAATAAAGATCTTAAAATTACCATCAAAAAAACTGGCAGCAAACCAGCAGATGGTGGATTTGCAGATCAATTTTAGGGGGGAAATGTCAAAGAAATTTGGATTAACAAAAAAACAAAATGATGTTTACTTGTTTATCAAGAAACAAATTTCTAAGAATAATATAGCGCCATCTTACGAAGAGATTAAGTTGGCGCTTAACCTTAAATCTAAAAACAGCGTACACGAATACATAAAACAATTAGTAGCTAGAGGCTGGATAAAAAATTTAACAGCTAAAGCAAGAAGTATTACAATTATAAAATGACCAACAAAGATATATTTAAACCTGTAGCTTATGATTGCTTACAAGAGCAGGTAGATGGCGATCACTATAAATCCATGCGTATTCAGCCAGCTCAGTTTATCAATGAAAACAATTTGCCATTCGCTGAGGGAAACGCTATAAAATATATCTGCAGGCATAAAAAAAAAGGCAAGATAAAAGACATCAATAAAGCCATTCACTATTTACAAATGATTAAAGAAAGAGACTATTCCGATGGTTAAAGTATTTGAAAAATTCTGGTCTGGATCTGTGAGCTTTACGGCTCATGAGAATTTTAAAGACCTGGATAGCGCAGTAGGATCTAATGTTCCTAGTAGCGCTGCTAAAATAGTTATAGATGAGAACACTCTTAGCTATGACTTCAATCGCATAAAGGAGGTAAAAACCAATGGCGATAACTCAATACCAAGATCTGACAAAACAGATCGAGGAAAAGGAAAAAGAGAGAAAGAGTCTGAACGCAAAGATACTGAGACTCAAGAAAAAAAATGACGGGATATACCCGCCAGGCATTGCAGCTCTCTCTAAAATGGCTCACACAAAACTTGTTGATGTGATCCAGCTGCAAGACCAGCTAGTTAAATTAGAGGCATAATTACTAGCTCTTTATAATCATTCTAAATTGCTGCTAATAGCAGAGGATCCCCCTACGCCCAAATAAGTTTGCTTTAATGTCAATAAGTTGCATTATAGGCATTGACATATTGACAATAATACCTATATTAGAAATGTATGGTTCTCAAAAAAATTACTAATCAAAACATCGGAGGAAAAATGACAAAGAAACTAAGTAAAGCTGCTCAAGTTGCTAAGCTTTTAAAAAACAAAGCTAAGGAACTTGGCATGAAAGTCAAAGCATCATCTCAATATTTTGCAGGAGGTAACTCAGTTACAGTAAAAGTTTTAACTGGATCTAATATTAATCTTAAAAAATTAAAAGATTATTCAGATCAATTCGAATATGGAAAATTTGATGGCATGAATGACATTTATAATTATGACAATGTTAATGACAGCATTCCACAAACTAAATATCTTTCTGTCGATGATGAAAGAGCATACTACATCGCTAAAGATCTTAAAGGCGATGCGTACGATGACTACACTTGGAGTGTTAATGGCGAAAAAGTTAGAGGTTATTATCAGTGGGTCCAGCAACTAAAAGAAGTTACTGACGATCAAGTAGGCTTTGAATGGTTCTCAATTTTTAAGACTGCTATTTACAATCTTAATAATGCTAACACTAATGGTGCTACGTTTCCATTAGATGGCAAAGTCTTTAATGTTTCAAAAAATAAAACTAACCAGGAGGCTGCGTGAAGATAGTAGTAGGTAAACTTAATACTAAAACTTTCAAAGTCAAAGAAATAGAAATGACTACGGATGTTGGAACCAAGAAAGGTTTAGAGATCTTTCTTTCATTGTTGTTTGCAAAAACAAATGGTTATGAATGGCAAGATTATAAAATGTCAGATTTCGATAAAGAAATGTTGGCGCAATCTAAATCATTCAGAAGAAAAAAAGGCTGGAAATTATCTAGCCAGGTGGGTCATAAGCCAAATGTTCATCAGTGGGTTAATCAATTATTAACTTGGAGTAAAGATAAGAGAACAACAGCTAATGACTATTTATCTTTTCTTAAATGGTTCCCAGGTAAAGCATTTCAATTAAAGGAGGCTGCGTAATGGCAAGGTTTGTTTTAAAAACAAGACTTATCTCTTGTAGAGCCACTTGCATAATTGGCTCAAATAAATTTTATGCTTGGGGTTATGGGAGATCTAAAAAATCTGCTTTGGCAAATGTTAAGAGATCTTATGCATGCGCTAAAGCTCCATATAAATACACTAACTTAAGAAAGGAGGCTGCTTAATGGCATTTAGAAAAGATAAATTTGGCTGGATTAAAATAAGATCGGGTCAAACAAACTATTATCAAAATTCTAAATATCCAAATTTTCTATGCTACAGATTAAATGTTCCTGGAGTCTTATATCCATGGGGAATTAGATCGGGAAAATTTGATGCTAAGGGTTTTGAATTTGACAACCAATATGATGCTGAGGGTTTTGCTTGCGGTGGAAAACTAGGCGCAACTGAGCATGCTAAAAAATATCAATCTAAATATGAACCAGTAGAGGGTAAGACTTATGCTTTAACTGGTGGTCCCAAAGATAAGTGTATTGCTAATGGAAATACCTGGCAGGAAAGCGAGGTTCAAAAATAATGGCTAACCTAAAAATTGTAAAAGGTTCGGGTGCGTTTATTAAGATTAATTACAACAAAGTTGATGGAACAATTACAAAAATAAAAGACTTTGTTTCTAGTAAAGGATATTTGGTTTTAAAAAAAGTAATCTATTTTACTAAACAAAAACCATCTTACTGGAAAATACAACAAGGGATGATAGTTAAAAATGAAACATAAAAGCATGAGTCAAATGAATAAAGAGAAAAAGCTTAAACCATTTTGGAAAAAGCCTTTACTCGTAACTAAGAAAACAATTACCAAGGATCCTAAGTACAAGGATACTTCCTGGGTAGAGCTAGATGTTTACAACCCCTACAAGGAGAAAGGAAATAATGGAAACAAGAGTAGCTAAGAATGGAAACAAGTATAAGGTTTATGCCAAAGTAGGTGGTAAAGAATTTACTGTTGGATCTTTTCCTATTAATAAAAAAAGAGAGGCTATAAAATTTGAAAAGGATTGCTTAACTAAATCACTAGATGAGCTAGGTATAAAGATCGAACCTGCTAAGAGTGATAGGATTACTTTTGATTATGCTTTCAAAGAATATTACAAATCTATAGATGCTGAGCCAGACTTAGAACCTAAGACTAAAGATGGCTACAAGTCTATTTTAAAAGCCCATATCCAGCCGTACATTAGCAAAACCTACCTGGATGAGTACAAGGCATCAGATTTTAAACATGGCGCTCTAAGCACAAAGCATGGCTTATTAACGAGCTGCAAGGTATCCAATGGTATCAGAACCAAGGAAAAAATTGGTAAGCTTGTAGTAAATAGAGCATTAAGATATTTCAAAAACTTTCTGATCTTTTGTAAAGACCAGGAATGGAACATTGAGATTGAAGAGATCTTAGCTTTCGAGTTTCATCCAAGACAATTAGAGAATAGATCTGTTGCTAAGGATAACTGGCTGCCTAAATCTAATGATGTATTCAATATGATTAAAGCAGAAAAACATCCAGCTAAAAAAGCCTGGGTCCACATGCTAGCAGAAACTGGTATAGAGCTAAGCGCAGCTCTGGGTGTTTGCTATGAGGATGTTTACCAGGATGAAGAGCAAGGATTCTATATAATTGATGTTAAGCATTCATTAGATGGAGACAGTAATTTTAGACCAAACTATCTAAAGACAGATAAAAGAAAAAGACAGGTTCAGATAACTGCAACATTGTATCAGTTATTAAAAGCCTGGATGGATATACAAATTAATCCTAAGACTTTTGCT